CCGACAGGCGCCGACCTGGTGATCAGTTTGTGACTGGCGTTGACGCCTTGGCCGGTCTTCACATCGATGGCGGCGAAGGCGCCGCGCGTCGAGGCCAGCGGGAGCATGTGCACCCGCTTCACCCGGACCGGAGTGGCGATCGGCCGGCGCACGAGGTTGCCCCGCGCGTCGGTGATCTCCTCTTCCATCCAGACGTCGACCTCGTGTGGACCGTGATCGAGCAGCGACATCAGCTCAGCCGACCGTCCAGCTCGTCGGTCATCGGGAACCCGTGCCCGAAGCTGTCGGCGAGCCAGTAGGTGTCACCGGTGGCCTCGTGCTCGCCCCGGGTGGTGGACTGGGTCCACATCCCCGTGGTTCCCGGGCGGTACTTGCGCAGGGTTTCCTTCTCCTCATCGGTGAGGTAGACCCCACCGACCCCGCCTGGGATGCCCACGCGCTGGTAGGAGTAGTCGCCCGAGGACTCGCTGGAGTATCCGTCCGGGTTGCGCACCGCACGCTCGACCGCCGTCACCGTGATGTCCCAGACGGTCTCCGGCATGGCCGGGTCCAGGGTGTGCGGGACAGCGATGTTGCCGTCGGAGTCGAGCGCCAGCCAGAGCCGGCCGCTGGCCCGGCGCACCTTGATCGACACCGAGTTGAGCAGTGCGTCGATCCGGTCGGCTTCGGTGCCCGAGAACGTGCGCTCGACGCGCAGCTCCACATCGGCAACCTCGGCCAGCGCCGGGTAGCGGGGGTCGGTCATAGCTCAGCCCAACACGAGCTTGACCGCGCGGACGAACGTCTTCGGGGCCTGGCCACCCTGGCTGGTGGTAGCCACCGTGACGCCGGGGGCGGTGCCGCCGGTCAGCGCGTGGTCGGCCGTCACCTGGTTGACGTTGTCCAGCTTGGCGAAGGTGATCGTGTACGGACCACCGGCGGAGCCGGCGACGGAGACGTTCTCCGCCTTGAGCGCGGCGAAGCCCCGCAGCGCGGCCTGCACAGCGGAAGCCGCCGCGTTGTAGGCCAGCGCGGCCGTGGTCTCACCCCGGTAGCTCAGGGTGAAGGTGCCGCCGGTCGGGATGCCCCCGATGGTGACCGTCTGGGTCTCATTGCTGCCGGGACCATCAACCACAGGAGTGCAGCCCATGTAGACGTCGAGCATGCTCCTGTCCTGCGCGTTCCGGAAATCATAGTCCTTGATCCACCGCATGCCGATACCCGCGAGGGACTGGCGCGAGCCGAACTTGGCACCCGACGGGACCTTGGGCGCGACCATCACCGCCGAGTAGGCGGTCCGGTGGAAGGCGTAGCCCTCGTCCGGCTCCAGGGCCTGGCTGACGATGATGTTGTTGAACCCGGCGATCCGGCCGACGTTGGCGTCCCGGAACGCGGAGCTGTCACCCGACTGGTCGGCGTGGTTGAAGTGGTCGTCCTTGAGGAAGGCCGCCTCCAACCCGGACCCGATCACAACCCACCGGTCATTCACCGGCACGTGCGCGTTGTTCAGCGCGGCGCGCGCGTCGACCATGTCCGGGAAGGTGTCCGCCGCCGTAACGGTGATGGTGGTGGCGTACGTCGCGTCCTGCATCATCTTGGCGATCTTGTTCTCGGCCGCCTCGGCGACCGCCCGCACCATCGGGGTGAGGATCTGGTCGCCGTAGCTGACGATGTCGAGGGTCTCCTCCTCGTCAGTGGTGGGCACGGCGGAGTAGAGGGCCTCGTCGAGCGTGACATCGATGCTGGTTTCGACCAGCTCGTCCATCTCGATGATTCCCGTGCCCTCGGACGCATAGGTTCGTGCGCCCCGCAGGGGTCGGCTCCGCGCGGTGGTCCGCGACGGCACCCGAATGGTGACGGTGTCACCAGCGTTGCCGACCCAGTCGGAGGCCACAGTGGCGTCCGTCCAGACCACCTGCGGAAGGATGATCTCCCGCTGGAGAAGACCCAGGCCCATCCTGGTGATCTTCTCCGCCTTGGTAAACGTGTTCGCCACAGCGAACTCCTCTCTCTGTTGAGAAACCGCTGGTCAGCACGTGGCGAACCGTGGCGGTCAACGCCGCCTGGTAACCAGGGCGGCGAGCTTGTAGGGATCCATCTCCCCGGGGTCGTTGTCCTCGGGATCGGAACCGCCCCGGAGCTTCTCCTTGGGTCGGCCCGGGGGACGCTTGTTGTCGGTCTTGTCCTTGCCGCCGTCGCCGTTGCCGGAGGGAGCCGGCGCGATCAGACCGAACAGCTCCTCGGCGTCCTTACGCAGCGCGTCTTCGTCCTCGCCCTGCAGTCGCTTGGCGACCTGGGAGATCTGCCGCGCGGTGGCGTGCTCGGGAGCCAGATCCTCAGCGATCTCGCGGCGCGCGATGCGGGCCTCGGCCTGCTCAGCGCGGGACTTGTAGGTGTCGCGCTCGCCGGAGGTGCGCTGCAGCTCGGTCTTGTCCTTGTCCTCGTACTGCTGAGCCCGAGCCTCGGCCTCGTCGGCCCGCTTCTTCTCCTTGAGTCGCTCGGCCCGAGCCTCGCGCTCGCGCTCGCGCATCCGGTCCAGAGCCCGCTTGCCGGCGTCGCCGAGCTGGTCGGCGCCCTTAAGATCCGGGTCGTCGTCGTCATCGGGATCGTCGAGTAGGCGCTTCTGCGCGTCCTTGTCGACACCCTCCAAAAGGTCCTTCTCGTCCTGCTTGTCGTCGTTCTTGTCCTCGTCAGCCATCGCGGCTGCTCCTCTCCCCCAGTGCGGGGGTCCTGGCCAGGCCCCTTGCGGGCTTGACCACGTCTTGGGGCGCGCCGAAGCGCGATAGATTGAGCGCCATGGGCTGCTCGGTGCTGAACCCGAAGTCGACACGGCGTATCGCCAGGTCAACGGGTCAAGAGGTGGTGCGCGCGTGGTCGCACGGGGGCTACACGATGCACTTCGTGACGCCAGAGCACCGGCACGGTTGGTGGGACAAGAAGACCGGCGAGTGGGGCTGGCACGACACCGATGACCGGATCGACCACTACACCTCGTGCGCGGTGCTGTTCCCTACCGCTTCTTCCACTTGCGAGCATTGATCGCAAAGTTGGCGCGCTTACGGGTCTTCGGGTTCTTGCTGGCCTTCAGCTTGCGCAGCTTCGAGACCGGGATCTTGTGGCCCTTCTTGGTCCCGGTCGAGCGGCGCAGCTTGCCCCGGTTGGCCTTCTTGATCTTGATGGGCTTCCGCCGTCGCTGGGCCATTTGGGCTACCTCCGGAACAGATCGGCCACGCTGAGCGATGTAGGGGTACCAACAAAAGGGACGGATGAGAGCCATGGGGAACGCGGGACGCGACATCTTGATCGGCCTGAGTCGTCTGGTGACCATCCCGATAGCGGTGCTGGTGGTCCTGTTCCTGGGGGCCCTCGCCAGTGCGGAACCGACGCGGCAGTCCCCCGAGACCACCGCGTCGGCCCCCTCAACAGCGCCCGCGCTCCCCAGCCAGGCGCCGGAGTCAACAGCCCCACTGCTGTCGGCCCAAGCCGCCAGCGGGAACTCCGTACAGGTCGTCAGGGTGATCGATGGGGACACGCTGGTGGTCACGCTGAGCGGCCGGGAGGAAAAGGTCCGCGTGCTGGGCATCGACTCGTGCGAGATGTCCACGCCGGCTGGCCCCGAAGCGAAACTCGCCGCCGAATCATGGCTGCCGGCCACCGTGACGCTGATCGCCGAGCGGCCCGCGCCCCACGATCGGGATCAGTACGGCCGGCTGCTGCGGTACGTGAAGATCCCGAACGGGGATCTTGGCGAGCTGATGGTCACCGGCGACCACACCGGGGTGTACGCCGGCCGCAATGACGCCAGTCCCGCCTACGTCGCCAAGCTGCGCTCGCTGGACCTCGGTGGGCGAAACTGCGCCGGGGCCCCCACCACGAAATACGTTCCGCTGGCGGGTGGCGGAGACGACGATGACCGTAAGAGCCGATTCTGTCGGCGACACGCTTGGTGCTGATCACGCGGCCGCTGCGCGCTTAGCCTCGCGCCGCAGGCCTTCCCAGTGCCGGCGGAACGCATTGCGAGCATCGCGGCCGCTGTAGCCCTTGGTGGCTTCCTTCCAGAGGGCCGCCCACTCCAGCTCGTTGTCCCGGCCGGCGTAGCTGTCCTTGTTGAACACCGCCACCGCCGTGCACTGGCAATTGCCGTGCGCCTCGAAGCCGGCCGCGCGCGAGCTGCCGTAGACCGGGCCCCGGCTGGCCAGCATCACGCAGAACGCGCACGGCCCGGTGGCCGAGCTTCCAGTGACCCGGGCCCACCCGAGCGCGGCTTGGTCCGCCCGGACCATGGTCATCGTGGTCTTGCGCTGGCCCCGGGCGACCTGCCGCTGAGCCTCGCCGCTGGCGATCACCAGAGCGGTGTTCTTGGCCTCGCGCTCGCTCTCCCCATGACCGGAGCGGCGCTTCAGCTCACCGGGCCCCACGATCCGCAGGACGCGCTCCGCCCGGCGGTCCTCCTCGGGCCACTCGATGACCGCCGGCTTCGGATCGGACCAGTCAACCTGGACCCGATCGCGCCCCGCCACCTTGACCGCCCGCCTGTGCTCGACCACGGCGAGCTTGCGCTGCTCGGGCACCGACAGCGCGGCCTTGTTGTCGAAGGTGAAGCTGGTCTTGCCGTCGCGGAATACGGCCACCGGGGGCGGGGTCTCCAGCTCGGGGGCGGCGGCCACCCGCATCTTCAGGTGGGCGGTGACGGCGGCCTCAGCACTCTCCTGGCGCCATTTCCGGATGGAGTCCAGTACCTGGTGTGCCCAGGCCTCGTAGGTGCCGTCCAGGTCGCTCCAGGACAGCAGGTCCCAGAGCCGCACGAAGTCCTTGAAGAACCCCCGGTAGATCTTCCGCTGACGCTGTCGATGGGTCTCGGCGAGCTGGTCGAGCAGGGTCATTCGAGACCGTCATCAGGCGGTGGAGCGTTCTCCTGCGGCGGCGCGTTCTCCTCGCGATCCAGCTCGGCGCGCATCCGCTCGATCGGGTCGAGCGCGGCGGCCAGCTTCGCCCACTCCTCCACGTCGGTCCTCGACACGCCGGGGATCTTCGCCCAGAGCGCCTGCGCGGGGATCTTGAGCATCTGGTGCGCCTTGCCGAGCGCGTCCACGGCCTGGGCCAGCGAACGGATCGAGGTGTCCTGCCAGGAGACCCGGCCGGTGAAGTCCGCCGCCCCCTTGGCGTCACCGAGCAGGTGACACGCCAGCCGTAGCGCCTGAGCGTGTCCGGAGCCGGCAGCCATCTGGCGCTCCCCGACCTTCGCCTGCTGGCTGGCGCGCAGGGCCGCGAGACCTTCAGCCGAGACGTTGATCAGCGTGCCAGTCAGCTCGTGGGTCGGGGTCTGGGTGACCGCCGCGAGGATCTCCACGTCGGTCTGGCCGGCCCGGATGAACCCGTCGAGGGAGGTCTCGTCGAGGGTGCCGAAGCGGGTGTCCGGGTCCTCGGCGATCAGGATGTCGTCCTGGCGCAGCCGCAGCTTGTCCCGGTTGGCTTCCTCGTCGGTGTCCGGTTCGGCCATGCCGGTGGCGGTGCGGATCTTCCAGGAGTTGAAGTGCTGGACCAGCATCCGGTCGTAGCTGGTCTTGTTGATCCGGGCGGCGATCGGGATGTGCGGCTCGATCTCGCCGGGGGTCCGGCCTTCCAGGTCGAGCTGGTTGCAGTAGCGCACCACCGGGCAGACGCCGGCACCGTGATGCTCGGTCTTCTCGATCACCAGCTCGGGCACCAGGTCGATGGCGATGCCCCGGTTGCGCAGGCTGATCGTCCGGACGGTCTCGTCGTCGTAGAGCTTGAGCCGGGTGACGCTGCCGGTCTCATCGAGCATCTGGATCGCGTAGACCGGCCAGTCGTCGGCGGCCGGGTCCTCGTAGAAGGCGAACATCCGGCGCGGGCTGACCCCGCGCATCACCACAGTGGCCTCGCGCTTGTGATCCACGCCCGGCAGCACGGTGACATAGGTGTAGCCGAAGGCCAGCATCGTGCGGTGGATGGCGGTCTGGCGGTGCCCGAAGTTGTTGGCCTCCCACACCTTCCAGGCGGTGGTCACAGTGTGCAGGAACTCCTGGGACACCTGCGCCGGATTCGCATCCTCGTCCGGCTCGGACACCGGCTCGGGACCGGTCGCCTCAGTGTGCGCGTGCCAGCCGTCCACGTACATGCACTGCGCGGTGGAGGTGACCACCAGACCGAGCCAGGGCACCCGAGCCAGCTCGCGCAGCGCCCGCAGCTCGCGGGTGGCGCCCCGGGGCAGCTCGATCATCTCCGGGTCCCAGCGGTACCACCGGTCGATCCGGTCGAGGCGCTCCTTCTCCGCGCGCCAGGCCGGAATCAGCTCATCCCGCAGCAGCAGGGCCAGGGCCTTGCGGCCCTGCTCCTCCGCCAAGGCCTGGGCCTCGACGTCCTGCTCAACCAGCGCCAGCGTCACGTGCGCACCCCCTCCTCGACCCTCGGATCAGCCGCCGACAGGGCCTAGTGCCCCACCGAGCAGCACCGCGAGGGTGAAGCACGCGGCGCCCAGCCAACCGAGGGTGATGCGGGGCAGCCCGATGCCGAAGGAGGCGATGACGAAGAACACGAGGGCGAACACCAGCAGGATCAAACGAATGATCTCCATGCGACTGCCTCCTACACCGATCGGGTGAACCTCGAAAATTCCCGGGGGTTTCCGTGGGCTCAGGCACTTATGACCATCTATGAGGGCTTGACGCTGAGCGCCACTTCCCAGTCGGTGAGCAACTCCGCCGTGCTACAACCCGCCGGCGTGAGCACCTCCAGGATTCGATCTATGCGCTCGGCGTAGGGGATGTTCGACTCGGGCAACTGGGTGATCGTGTCCATCGGATTGCCTCCTGGGAATGCGGAACGGGGAACTCGGGTTACAGTGGGCGTACGGATTGAGACTCCGTCGGCCGGACCCGTACGAACCGCCTTTGGCGGGGGTCCGGCCACTCTCATGTCCGGGGTCGGGTAGCTCCACCGGGATGAGGCTCTTCCGGCCGGTTGCGCTGGGCCTTCCGATCCCGGTGAGCGCGCTGGCTGGCCTGGTTGCCCTGCCATCCCGTGCGGGTCTGGTGGTGGCTCTCGCACAGCGAGCGCAGGTTGGCGTCGGAGTTGTCATTCCGATCGCCGATGTGGTCGACCTGGTTGGCCCGGATCTGGCATTCGTAGAGCCGAGCGCCCAGCTCGGGGCCCTCCTGCACCAGGCCCCACTTGCACCGGTATCGGTCCCGACGCAGGATGCGCGGCCGAGTGCTCCGGTACCACCGCGCGTCCAGCTCGGTCCGGCGCCGGCCGGGCGTTCCCGTGCGATCCCAGGCCATCAGCGCTTCCTCTTCCCGCCGGGGTTCGCGGCGGCCCAAGCCTTCATGGCCTCCCAGGTGGCCAGCGCGGACACGCACTCGCTCACGCTCTTGGGGTTGACCACCTGCGGGCCGGGCCACTGCTTCACATCGCGCGTGCGAGCGATGTGCTTGCACCAGTTGATCGCTGAGGCGATCGCGTGGCCGACCTCCATGCCGCGCTCGAAATGCATGTGCTTGGCCGCCCGGTAGATGATCGAGGAGTGCCACTTGGCCTTCAAGCCGGCGGGCAGCCGGTCCACCCAATTCTGCTCTCCGGGGACCTTCTCCAGGGCTCCCACGCGCTCACCCCCTCGGGTCTAACCACTCCAGCCCGTTCAGGTCGGCGGCGATCAGCGCATCCAGCCACGAGCCGTAGGTGGCCGGTAGCTGCGAACTGGGCAACAGCCCGATCTCCCAGTGGGCGGGCCCTCCGGCGATCAGCCCGGCTCCGTCGAGCCACCACCGATGCCAACGCCACCCGTACGTCCAGGGCCCACGCTTCCCACGCTCGCGCCTCGGGGTATCCAGCCGGCGGCGCGAGACCATCAGGTAGGTGCCGTCCCCGACCTCGCGGCGGAACCAGGCATCCTGCCCGAGCCACTGGCAGCAGCCCCGGCGCCCTCGGTGGCGAGGGATGTCCTCGTAGAGGTGCAGCGTCCGGACGGCGGTCACGCCGGGGTCAACGAGCGAGGTAGGGGTCAGGTGACTACCCGTTCCTCCGCACAACGAGGTCAGGCTCCAGCAACCCGAGGCGTCGGGCCAGCAACCGAGCGGAGCCCGGGTTCGTCACGGCCAGCTTGTCGACGGCGGCCTGGTTCTCCAGCCGTCGGGCGATCAGTTCATCCAGCACGCCCACCGCGTCACGCTTTCCCAACTCCGCGAACTGGGCCCGCCAGGTGCGCAGTTTCTCCAGCTCGGACATCAGCCTCACCACACCTTTCCACTGCGCTGACGCTCGCCGGCTCCCTTGTTCAGCACCAACCGCCGCGTCATGCGAGCGCCCACCGCGCAGACCGCGAGATCAATCTTCCGCTTGGAGTCGCGGGTCTCCTTGCCGAGCGAGATCCCCCACTTGTTGGGCCGGCGGCGGGCGTTCAGAACGTGCTGGCGCAGGACACGGTCACCGTCATGGATGAGCTGCCCGTTCTCGACCTCAGCGGTGAACTGCTGGGCGGCGGCGGTGAATCGCTCCTGGTGGGTGTGGTTCGACATATCCCACATGATCGAGTGGCTCTTGTCGCCGGACTTGATCGCCCAGACCAGCAGCTTGCGCGCATAGCGCTTGTGCCACTCGTCGAAGCTCGGATCCCAGTAACTCTCGGCCTCGTCGTCCAGCGCGTGGCTCGGGTCGCCGAAGAACGCGACCACCTTGTAGGAGTCGAAGGCGCTCTGTACGGCCTGATCGACCTTGTCGCGGGGGACTGTCCAACCCCTGCCCTCGTCGCCCCGGGGCTTCTCCCAGTGCCCGATCCGCCAGAGCAGCCCGTCGGAGAGCCGACAGCCGACCAGGCCCGTAGTGTCCCGGCTCTTGGACCCGTCGAAGAACATGACCACTCGCTCGCCCGGGAGCACGAGCTGGCCGGCGCGCTCGCAGAGGCCCCAGGCGCCCTTGGTGACCCAGGCGTCCTCGCGAGCCTTGACCTGGTTGTACCAGAACCGCCGGCTGCGGCTCGGCGCGTTCCGGACGTCCTGGATCGAGTCGCAGATCGTGGGGATGTCCAGCCAGGTCGAGTCGCCCCGAACCGAGAGGAGTACCTCGGGCGCGGCCTCAGCGGTCAGCGGCGCGTCCTCGTGGGCTTCGAGGGAGTCGTAGAGCAGGCGCTGCGCGCTGGCCCGGCCATCGATGTCGGCGGCGTCGTAGGCCTCGCGGGTGCGCTCGGCGCCGGAGTCCATGCCGGGCTCGAAAGCGTTGGTGATCTGGCCGGATCGGGCAGCGCCGCCCTTGCTCTTGGTGTTGTTCCGCTCGATCACATCGAGCATGTCGTGCCCGGAGTTGGTCTCCAGGAAGTGCTGGGTCTCGTTGAGCAGGACAAAGGTCGACCGGGCGCCTTCCAGAGTGTCCGGCGAGGAGGTGACCGCCTCGAAGATCTTCGTCGAGCGCATGGCGTAGACGATGTTCTTGCCGGGCGAAATGCCAAAGGTCTCGCGCGCCTCGTCGGTGATCAGCGAGGGCAGCAGCCGCATTGTGTTCTTAGTCTGCTTCTGGGCCACGGCGGCGGTCTGGACCCAAGCCTCGGGGTGGGACTCACCGATTACCTGATAACCCTGAACATCGGACACCCGACAATTCCCGACCAGCTCGAACAGGCAGATGCACGCCGCTAGGGGGTCTTTTCCCCAGCCCTTCAACCGCTGCAATAGGAAGTCCCGATAGAGCCAGCGACCATTCGCGTCGACCGCGTACCAATGAAGCAGGAACCGCGCCTGCTCCAGCGTGAATCTCCACGGGGTATCGTGGCTTTCCTGCAGCCACCTGCCGGCGAAGGTGAGGCACTCCCAGCCGAGTGAGCGCTCCGGCAGAATCCAGTGCTCGCGCCCCAGAACGGTCTCGGTCTGCCAGGTCGGCCCTATTCGGGTCGGTGCCCAGCGATAGGTCGGGAACTCAACGGGTTCGGCCAGTTCCTCGCGGTACCAGCCCTCGATCTCGGCCAGTTCGTCCCGCTCGTCGAGGGGGGCGGCCGGCGCGAGCAGGACAGCCATGGGGTCAGCCCCCGCTCGGCAGTCGCAGCAAACGCATCAGTCAACCGGGCTTGCTGACCCGGTCCCAGCGGGCCCGCGCGGCCGAGCGGGCCTTCTCGGAGACGTCCTCGGAGGTCTCGCCCTTCTTACCGGCGCTCCGACCCTCGACATCCGGCAGCTTGAGAGCCTTCAGGTGGCCGAGCAGGGTGATCCGGTGCTGGCGCAGCTCGGAGATCATCGGATCCGCCACGTCCTGGCCGTTGTAGCCCTTGGCGATGTTCGACCGGCTTCGCTGGCTGGCGGCCAACTCGTCGATCAGGTCCATCTCCCGGCAAGCCTGCGCCAGGGTCTCCAGCTCGTCGACCCGCAACCGGTAGGTACCAGTCACGTCGGTCCAGAACCGGCAACCGTGTGCTTCCAGATCGATCGGCGGTTTCGGAGGGTAGTCACCCATTGAGGGCTCCTCTCCGGTCGGGGTCACGTTGCGTGACCATTTTTGGGTAGTTGTGGATCTTGGGTCACCCGATCGGGTGGCACGCAGGCTTGAACGCTATCGACGGGCGGGCAGTGGATCTTGCGAGGGGGAGCCACCCCCCACCCCTCCGTCACACTCCGTCACCAACTACGCGAGGTCGACGGCGATGCGTCGGAAGGGAAGCAAAAATCTCAATCACACTCAGTAATCAAGGCACCGGTGCTCGTTTGAGCCCACA